CCTCCATTAGACCAAAACCCTATGTCGACATTTCCCAGTTAGTCTAAACTAATATGAAACACAAAAATAAACATAAAATTTATGCTTGACAAAGATCAGAAAATGTGCTATTATATAATTAACAAAAAGGTAAGCAATAACAAGAAGGGAGAACAAACAATATGGGTAAAATCATTTACCACCGAGATATTGAAGATCAAGTAATCATACTTGATAAAGAATTTGACTACAGTTACTATAGGGAATCGCTAATCTACTGTATCACAAACAGTAGGAATAAAACGGAATGGATGCAGGTAATCCACATAGGATACCGAAATAGAAAACCGTTATATCTATTCAACGATGTCAAAGAAAGATACATAGCAGCGAGAAGATTAGGAATAGATATTGGATTCTACGAAATCACTGGTACGGGTTACAAGCATCTGATCAATATAGATACCTATTATTTAACAGTGTTAAATAAAATAAATACCATATAAAAGGAGTGAACACAATGACAAAACAAAGAATAACCATCGAGCAGAACCCATTAACCGAGGAGACATTGACGTTAAACGCCTTATGCCTCGCCTATGAACTACCGCAATACAGTGTTCGAGAGCGAAAGGGCAGTTCCAAGAGTAAACTATACAACGTCTACATCGACGACAGCATAATCTTTTACGGAACCATCCACCAAGTAAAATACTACTTACTGAATGCGATTTACCTCATCACCCGGGTACAAGAGCACCACACGGGGAAGAGATGAAAAAAGTTGGAGCGGATTGGAAAAAAACCAAACCGCCCGCACTTTCAAATCAGGGATGTAGATAAAACTAGGCTTAGCGGTTCAGTGGCAAAGTCTGAACCACGGCGGGCCTACAAGAAGGAGATACAACTAATCTTCTTTGTATCTAAGCATATTATACCACATCAACCCCAAAAAGTCAAGAGAGGAGAACAAATATGGAAGGATTATTATATCTCAGTTTTATATTCTTAGCGTTTGTAGGGATACCAGCGATCAGCTTTATCCTGTGGCATAAACTAGGTAAAATCTATCAAGAATGGAGAGAAGAGCAGTACAACAAGATTGCACGTGAGATTCGGTATATGAATTTCCAAAATAATTCTCACAATTCTAAAGAAAGAGAAGAAATGTTCAGACAATTTGAAAAAATGATGGAGGAGGAATACAAAAATAAAAATAGTAAAAAATAATTAAATAATAGGTTGATTTCATATTTAAAATATGATATAATAAATATGAAAAAAACAAAACAAGAAGAGAGGAGAAAAAAGGAATGCGAAAACGTATGATAAGAAGACTCATTAAAGAGTACACTATCACCGTCCAGTACTACGATCTTGAAGACGCACAGACACGAAATAAGATTGTACGAACTTTATTACCTGTAGATGAAACAACCTTACAGGAAGTTGCAGCTGGTGAAATTGGTAGAAAAGTAAAAAACAAGCTATTGCTGAAAGAGATCAAAAATGTGATTGGAAGCAATCCAATTATAGGATTGACGTTAGAATATATCGGAACGTCATTATACAGCATGAGCTTAGAGGATTTTATCAAGTGTGCTGAGGTCGAACGTAGTCAAACAACTGCAAGTATTTATGAAGATGAAGAAATGATTGAAGAAGAGGAGGAATAAAACATGGTCACAGTAACAAACAAGAGCCGAGAGTTTAGCGAGGTAGAAATCTATTTAATGACGGTATCACCATCTATGATATCCGTAAAAACGTTAGAGGACGGAACTAAGATCAATGTCAGAGGAATCTTAGAGTTTGAGGAAGTAAAAGAAGATACAGGAGAAGTCGTAAACATCGTTTCTATTATTGACGACGAAAAGAACGTGTATTCTTTCCAATCTAAGACTTTCAAACGTTCCTTAAATGACATAGCAATGATCTGTAAAGACAAACCATTTACGATTATCAAGACAAGTGGGTAGAGATTTTATTAATTGCATCTTGGACGTATCCAGTATCGAATAAGTATTTTAGAAAAATTGGGGATTCGTCCCCACTTTTTCTATTGAATGGGAGGTATTCTAATGAGCAAAGGCAAATACTATCAAGAATACCGAAAAGAAAGAAGACGAATACAAAGCTTTCTAAGAAGAAACCGAGCCAAGGGATACATCTTTCCGGATAACATCCTACCAGATCAGCCAAAGAGAATCACACCAGCATCCATTCGTAGACTAAAGAGAATCACACCAGAGTTTCTCTACAAGAAAGCTAGTTACGTGGATAGTGAGACAGGCGAGATACTAACAGGAACCGAGGCTGTAAAACAGAGACGTAGCGAGTCAGCAAAGAGAGCGGCAAAGACCAGAAAACAACGAAAAAGAAATACAGACGATGAAGGTATTTATGATCGAATCACCATTAGTACGTGGTATAGTCAGTTAGAGGTCTATGCGGACGGAAAAGGGTACGCTATGTTACTCGCTTGGGCCGATGAAATTATTCAATCTGTTGGCAGAAAAGGATTTGCGGAAACGATACGAAAAGGTACTGAGGCTGGAAATCTCATTACGTGGGATGTTGTGTACAAAGCGGGCGAGACCATGAAGTACATAGCCAACATGACAGAATACGTACCAGATCAGGGTGTATGGTACAAAGAGAAGCTGTTAGACAAATTACAATTTACGAAAGAATTTGCTGAATGGGCGGAAACACAAGAAGACTGGTAAGATGAAAAGAACGTATCGTTATTTTGCATGTGACTTTGAGACAACGGTATATGAGGGGCAAACGAATACCGATGTCTGGTTATCCGGGTGTGGAGAATTATTTACGGACGACTTACATGTATACGGTTCGATTGGTGAGCTGTACAAATATTTTACCTCATTAAATTGTCATATTATTGCATACTTTCATAACCTAAAGTTTGATGGTGCCTTTTGGATAGACTTTTTACTAACGAAACTAAAGTATGAGCAAGCCTATCAAAAACTACCAGGCGGAAAAGTAAAATTTGTTGACGACAAAGACATGAGGAGCAAGTCCTTTAAGTACAGCATATCGGATAGAGGGCAATGGTACCAGATCATCATCAAATACAGAAAGCATTACATAATTTTAAGAGACAGTTTAAAACTGTTACCTTTTGCCTTATCCGATATCGCAAAAAGCTTTAAGACAAAGCACCAAAAGTTAACGATGGAGTACAAAGGATTTCGGTATGCTGGATGTGAAGTAACAGATGAGGAACGGGAGTATTTCAAAAACGACATTTATGTCTTAAAAGAAGGTCTGGAATTCATGTTCGAGCAGGACCACACAAAGTTAACAATCGGTTCCTGTTGTCTGGATGAGTATAAAAACATTCTAAAGCGTAGCACGAAACTCTGTGCGTTGGAATACGACGAATTGTTTCCGAATTTGTATGACCATGGATTTCCGTGTGTTGATCATAAATACGCAAACATCGGTGAGTGGGTAAGGCGGTCTTATAAGGGTGGGTGGTGTTATCTAGTCAGAGGGAAAGAAAACAAGGTACACGAAAACGGGTACACTTTGGATGTAAATTCCTTGTACCCGTCCGTGATGCATTCGAGTTCCGGCAATGCTTACCCCATCGGCTTACCTACGTATTGGCATGGGGACTTCATACCAGAACAAGCGAAAACAGAGACCCGGTATTTCTTTGTGCGTATTCGTACTCGTTTTTATTTAAAGAAGGGATATCTACCCTTTATCCAAATAAAGAACAACGCCTTGTATCGAGGGACTGAGGCATTAGAAACGTCTGATATTTTTGACCCAAAGGACGGTCAATATTATAGCCACGTGTGCGGAAACCCTGTGACGGTAGAGTTGACGTTAACTCAAACAGATTATTACCTAATCTTAGAACATTACGATCTTGTAGATTTTCAGATCATTGACGGATTTTATTTTCATTCCATGATCGGAATTTTCGATGAATACATTGATAAATACAAAGAAATTAAGATGAATTCCAAGGGAGCGGTACGAACGTTAGCAAAACTATTTTTGAACAATCTGTACGGTAAAATGGCGACTAGCACGGATTCGAGTTTCAAGGTTGCGTACTTAAAAGAGCCTGACGAATTTGGCAGGCAGACCGTCGCCTATTATCCGATCGAGGAGCATGATAAGAGACCTGGATACATCCCGTGTGGTAGCGCCATTACCAGTTACGCAAGAGAGTTTACGATACGTGCCGCACAGAAAAATTATTACGGACCAGATCGTGATGGATTTATATACAGTGACACCGATAGTCTGCACATTAATTTACCGCTGGAAGAGATCAAAGGTGTCCCGCTACACCCCACGGAATTTAATCATTGGGCGGTGGAAAGCAAGTGGGACTGTGGTATCTACGTGAGGCAGAAAACGTATTTAGAGCACATCACGGAAAAAGACATTCTATACGACGGGGAACGTGGAATCTATGAAAGTGAAGTCTGTGATTATTTAGATGTAAAATGCGCTGGTATGCCTCAGAGGTGTAAGGATTTATTTGTGGAGAGTATGAAGGAAGATCGAGTATACGATGAGAGCCGTAGTGAAGAGGAAAAGGCTTTTTTATATGAGAATCAGGTGCCGATTGTACGAACGATCAATGATTTTAAACGGGGGTTAAAAATACCCGGAAAGTTACTACCAAAGCGGATGCCTGGTGGGGTTGTACTTATGGACACGTATTACGAAATGAGGTGAGAGCATATGGATAAAATCAAAGTAAAGTATCACAATCCGATCTGTACGATTGAAAAGATTCGTGTTGGAGACTGGATAGATTTAAAAAGTGCCGAGACGATCGAAATTCGAGAAGGTGACAGCGCAAGAATTAGTTTAGGGGTATCCATGGAGTTGCCAAAAGGATATGAGGCCATTGTAGCGCCAAGGTCCTCATTGTTTTCGAACCATGGTTTGTTGATGGTGAATTCCATTGGAATCATAGATTCCAGTTATTGTGGAGATCGTGATATATGGAAAGCCGAGTTTTACGCCACCAGATACACAAAAATTTATGAGGGAGAGCGTATTGTACAGTTTCGTATTTTGAGAAATCAGCCTGAGGTGCAGCTTGAAAACGTACTAACCTTAGAGAATGTCAGTCGTGGTGGATTTGGAAGCACAGGGTTATTCTAATGTTTCACGTGAAACATCTAAAAAGAGTGGGTTTACACCCACTCTTAAAATATATCTATAATCATAGCACAGAGAATGCGACCGACCAGATCGAAAATGGACCACGGACGTATCTTTCAACGTGGTGAACCCGTGACACATCATAAACTGTCACTATGACAGATATCACAAGGATAAGAGAGCCATGACAGCGCTTTTACATTTCAAATTCTGAAAACGGAAACAACCATAATCAAAAAGCTGTCTCAGTGGCTGTATAAAGAAGCGGTACCGATTCATCATGACGTAATTAATGCTGTGGTCATCGGTTGTCACCGCAATTTTTGTAGGAAATGACTGGTCGACTTTTTCCGAGCAGTACATAATTCCATCTGAGGTAAACTCATTGATGCTATAATAGCGGTCTTGGAATTTGATCGTACAAATATAACGGCTTTTTCCAATCATTTTTTCGATAAAGGATTTATTATCATTGAGGTAGATGGACTGACCAGCATATGCAACATATTTTTCGCCGCTAAACGCCTGGTTAAAGGAGGAACTTAAGAACGCTTGGGAAGCGCTCTCATTAAAGTTTTGTTCCAGTACGAACCCATTTCCACGCAAGAACTTTGTGTTTTCCTGCAAGCGATCAGAGATACCAAACGAAACATAGTAAGGATTTAATAAAGAAACGGGGTTGGAGAGCATAATCACGGGAAGGTATCGTGTCTGCTCCCCTTTACCCCTAGCAATTGAGGTTCTAAGAGAGATAAACTTTGTCAGTTCGTTGGAACAATAACGATTATTTTCAGACTGAAATTCATCAAAAAGGAGGCGTTTCACATCGCTAAATACGTGAGACAGTTTTTTCAACTGCTCAGCTGTATTGATTGCCAACGCATAACCACATACCGTATTATTCACTACAAGTTCTCGATACAGACCTCTAGACTTTGGAACACTTTTCATTTCCAGTGTCGGAAAGAATAAATTACCAATTTCACGAAAGAACTTTTCTTCCACGCCATCAAGTTCATACGAATAACGATACAGTAAGCCAAAACATTCCCCATGTTTGAGGAAACGATTCATAAAATAACGGGAGAAATACGTTGTTTTTCCAGCGGTTCGGTTTGACGTGCAGATAAAGATTTCAGGTTTCTTTCCATTTAGGTCTGTCATGCTTAATAGTTTTGTTCCGTCGTAATATTTTGTCTCTGTTGCGCTCATCTTTTTCACCTCTATAATATTATAACATATCTATTGCTATTAAGCAATAGATATGCTATAATTAACATAGGTAAGGAGGTGATGAGGATGTTCAATTCCGTTGTGATTGCACTGGTGTTTAATGGCTTAGATATCCTATCAGGATTTATTGCAGCGATCAAGGAAAAACGGGTGCAGTCATCAAAACTAAGAGACGGTTTATTTAAAAAAGTGGGATTCATATTTTGTTATGGGTTAGCGATACTTGTTGACCTGTATGGGAGCCGCATTGGTATGAATTTAGGCGTTGATATTTTACCGATTATTATTGCTTATGTCGGTGTTACGGAAACCGTTTCCATTGTTGAGAACATCTGTCGGATTAACAGTGACTTGTTACCGGATAAACTGTTAAAACTGTTCCATTTAGATAAGAGAGAGGATTCTTAATGCCGAATATTAATCAAGCATACTCTTGGGCTGTGAATACTTGTAACGCTCCCAATGTTGGATATTCTCAAGCTTACCGAAACCAACAAACCATTGGCGGAATCACGTACTATGACTGCTCTAGTTTTATTTGGTACTCTTTGATCGCTGGTGGTTTTCCGTGTGTGGAAGCGAACAATGGCAGCACGTGGCCATTTGTCACGTACACGATGGGACCCATCCTATTAAAAATGGGTTTCCAAAAAGTGGATGTGAATGGGCAATGGTTGCCTGGTGATGTGGCTGTCAGTTACACCCACACCGAAATGGTATACAAGGGGGGTTTGGCATCCGGGGTATGTATGGGCGCTCACACGAACAATGCTCCTCTCGCAAACCAAGTATCCATTGGTTCTTCCGGTGGAGACCCCAATTATGTATCGACACCTGCGCGTTTTCCAGACCTGTACCGCTTTGGAGAAGGTGGGGCATCTGGATATGGGTATAGCTTACCTGTGATTGCTGCTCTTTGTGGTAATTCCTGGAGAGAGTCGAACATTAACCCGGGGTTGGAAGAGAAAGGAAACGGAATCGGCTTTGGACTCTTTCAGTGGTCTTTTGAACGTCGAACCGCCTTAGAAAATTGGTTGAAAGAAAATGGTTATGAACTGACCTCACCAGAAGGTCAGTTGCAGTATTTGATTGTTGAGGATGAATGGCAAGGCAGCTTTGGTGGTATTTCCAGTTTACAGGAATTTTTAACTTCCACCTCAACCGATGTCCCGATGCTGGTAGAGGCATTTATGAAATGTTGGGAACGTCCCGCTGAATCTGACCCCTCACAGCGTGTCGCATGGGCGAAACAATGTCAGGACTACATCCTTGCGCACGCTAATGATACGTCGATTACCGCATGGGTGATTAGTAATGAATATCTTACTGAGGCCGAAATCTTAAACAATGCGGTGATGATGTACCGTTATTTAAGCAGTGGTGGCGGTGGTGGCGGCACGTTTGGGCGAGAAAACTCGCTGCCTGTCTATATGATGATTTTGCGGCATCCTTATTTATTTTAAATGTATGGAGGTGTTTCGTTGTGGCTGTTGTAAATAAAGATACGATTATGGAACGATTGAGAGAAAACTTTAATGACAATGATTCCGATGATGTCCTTGGCTTGTTGGAAGATGTGACCGACACCCTGAATGATTATCAATCTCGGTTAGAGGAAAATGGGGACTGGAAAGAGCGGTACGAACAGAATGATAGAGAGTGGAGACAGAAATATAAAGATCGTTTTTTCAATAATGACCCTGAGCCGGACCCGGAACCTGAACCAGACAAAGACCCGGAACAAGCAACGCCTACTACCTTTGAGGAGCTGTTTCATTTTGAATAAAGGAGGATATTGATTATGCCAAGAAGAATTGCAGTCGGCACGCTGAACGCAAGCACGTTAGACATTTTAAACGTGATTCGTCAAAATGCTAGTTATGAATACCAGAGTCAGGTGCCTGTCATTACGCAAGCAACTGACATTCCCAAAGTCGGTGCTGTGATTTATGGTACCCCCGCACTCGCCAATCAGTTTTTAAATGCGTTGATCAACCGTATCGCTATGGTACGTGTACAGAGTGCTACCTTTAACAACCCGTATCGTGATTTGAAAAAAGGTTACATTGAGTACGGTGAGACGATTGAGGACATCTTTGTTTCCATCGCTAAGGTGGTTGAGTATACGCCAGAAAAGGGTGAGGAACGTGAGTTCAAACGAACCCTACCGGATGTAAGAAGTTTGTTCCATGTCATTAATTGGCGTGTGATGTATCCTGTCACCATTCAGGATGAGGACTTAAAGCAAGCATTCTTATCCATTGAGGGTGTCCAGGACTTGATCGCTAAGATCGTGGACTCTGTTTATACCGCCGCCGAGTATGATGAGTTCCTGCTGTTTAAATACCTGCTGATTAAAAATATTACTAAGGGTAAGTTAAAACCGATTTCCATTGGTGATGGCACAGATCTCAAAAAAGCCGCCGTTTCGTTTCGTGGTACATCCAACTTGCTCCCGTTTATGAGCGATCAGTACAACGCTGCAAACGTCTACACGACAACACCAAGAAACAATCAGCACATTTTTATGGACGCTACCTTTAACGCTCAGTTTGATGTGGATGTTTTGGCTAGTGCGTTTAACATGGATAAAGCCAACTTCATGGGACGCTTACACTTGATTGATTATTTTAATACCTTTGATAACAAACGGTTTGAAACCATCCGTGAAAATTCGACTGGACTGGAAGAGGTGACAGCTGAGGAGCTTGCGTTGATGGCAGACGTGAAAGCGGTTCTTGTGGATGAAAACTTTTTCCAGGTTTATGATAACAAAGACCAGTTTACCGAAAAGTATGTTGCAAGTGGACTGTACTGGAACTATTTCTATCATGTGTGGAAGACCGTTTCAACCAGTGACTTTTCGAATGCCGTCGTGTTCGTTTTGGACAGCGCAACTTTGACAGCACCTGAATCCTTAGAATTCATTGTAACCAATACGGATACTTCAGATGAAGCTTGGACAGTTTCATTTAAATATAACAGTGATGATACTCTCGCTGATACTAGATACCAGTTCGTGCAGTCAGAAACCGCAACAAAAAATAGTATTGCTATTCAACCTTATGGAGCTATTATCGCTCCAATAGATAAGCTTACTACTTCACTTCCTTTAGAGATTCAGATGGGTGGTGTTACCTATACATCGACTGGAAGTGCAATTAATAGTTGGAATGTAGGAACAAAGATCACATTTAATAAAGCGGGAGCTGCAAAAAAACGATCCTGACACACCCACAGATTTAACTAAAAAGTCGAAAAAATAATACACCTTGTTTCACGTGGAACCACATGTTTCACGTGAAACATTTATTGGAGGTTTTCTATGTATATTGCACCAGGTACAGCAGTCCGACTTTTGAGGAATATTCCGCTAGATAGTACTTACAATCATACCATTTATTTTGGTAGTCGTAGTGCGCAAACCTCATACTTTTCCAGTATGGCAAAATATAGTTTAAATGACTATACCTATCAACGTGTGAAACGTGGTGTGATACGTGTCGGAATTGTAGCAGATAATCTTTATGATTGTAATTACGTGATGTTCCAGAACTCTAATTTTGGAAGCAAGTGGTTTTACGCTTTTATTAAGAGCGTGGAATACGTAAACAATGAAACTTCAGATGTAACTTTTGAACTGGATGTGATTCAGAGTTGGTTCTTTGACTTTGGTTTGCAACAGTGCTTTGTAGAAAGAGAACATTCGAGTTCCGATAAGCCTGGTGACAATATTTTACCAGAACCTGTGGAACTTGGTGAGTATGTATACAACACCTACGAAAAACTCGGTGAGGAACTTGAACCCATGGCGGTGATTATGGCTGCGGCGGAAACGGGTGGAGAGGATACCAGCGGCGGTATGAT